TAAAGTTTACGATGTAACTTGCCCTACTATAGACGAAGAAGGGACGCTGACTGGTGACATTCATGGATTTATAATATTTAAAATACCATTAGAAATACAAACTAATCAAGATAATCTATTAGAAATACTACAATCTCTTGGTGTTGCAGAATCAGATATAAGAGGTGGGTTTGGTCTAAATCGAGATCAAAGTTTAAATAGAATCTCAACCGATTATCAAAATAAAGGATATACCTATTCTGTCAATAAAGAAATTTATACCCTGTTAAAAGATATAGAATCTTTCAAATATACCAAAACTACAATACCCAGATCTTTATTAAACCAGTATAGTTTTAGTGATTTAAAATTTAATTTTTCGAACGTATTAGCTGAGTTTAGAGAGGGGTCAGAGTATCAAGATCCATTAAGTTATTTTAAAAGTATTTTTATTGATCATGTATACCAAAGAGAATTATTTGGCCCTTTTAATGCTGATAGATTTGCCACTGGCCCTGAAACATCTAATGGTAAAGATGTAAAAAAATCTCAAACGAATGCGCCACAAAGGTTAGCGCAAAACACAGATCTATTAACAAGATCAGAAGTATTAGATAGAGCGACAGCTGATAACTATAATTTATCAGTAGACGAAGATGGATTACCCATAGAAGAGGGCAGCGACGATAAAAGAAAAACAGGCAACAGTGAAAGCGGCTTAGTCTCTAAAAACTATTCAGATTGGGCTAAGAGACAACTAACAAACTGGAACGAAGATGCTGTATCAGTTATACATACTGTTTATAATCCAAACGTCACTAGAGCTTTCATATCTCTAAATATTTCGGACCTTAGTGATACTCTTAGTTACCCAGAATTAACACCAACAGCTGGACTTGAAGGAGAAAAAATGGAGATAGCAGCTAAGTTTCCTGCTGTGCTAAATATAAGGGTAGAAACAGGTAGTCTTGGAGTAAATGAGGAGGGAGATTCAGGTATAGAACAACCCTATAGAACTTACAACTACAGGATTGTAGCTTTAATACAAGGTAGCACAATAGTTGACATTGGTAACCCTGATTTTGAACCAGAAGAATCTAGACAATTTGTTGTTTCATTAGATGGTCAAGATGAAAAATTAAACGCTGGGTTTCAACTGCCACCCACAATTACTACTAAACAAGCCATCTTAAGCGCTGATGGCGAAACAGGATTAGAGGTAGGCACAATTGATGAAGATAGTAGTATAAAAAGATACGTAAAAGTTACAAAATTATCTTTTGAAACAAACTCTGTTTTGATTAATAAAATAGTCACATTAGATAAAGTCACAGAGATTATTGATGTGCCCTTGCCATACCCGTTTTCAGCAATAATTGGGACCAAATTAGACTCTAGATCTTTTAATTCGATACCAACAAGATCATATGATTGTAAACTGAAAAAAGTTAAAATACCCAGCAACTACAGTCCAGTTTTACCAAATGGTAAAGATAAAAGATACTATAATAACCAATCAGAATTTAACTCTATAAGTAAAAAAGATAAATTAGTATATGATGGTGATTGGGATGGATCTTTCAAACAAGGTTTACATTGGACAGATAACCCTGCTTGGATTTTGTATGATTTGCTGACAAATAGCAGGTATGGCATGGGGACACACATAGACCCAGATAATATAAATATTTGGGAACTATATAATATTGGAAGATTTTGTGACGCTGTTGATGAGCTTGGTTTCTTTGAGGGAGTAACAGATGGAAGAGGTGGCAAGGAGCCAAGGTTTTCTTGTAATATAGTATTTGATCAAGGACAAAAAATATTTGATGCTATAAATATAATAGCATCTTTATTTAGAGGGCGTGTGTTTTTTAACGATACAACTATTAGTTTTGTAGATGATAGACCCCGAGATCCTGTAAACTTGTTTACTAATGAAACTGTAAAAGATGGATTATTCTTCTACTCTAACAATAGAAGAGACGAACAGTTCAATACTATTGAAGTTGCTTACAATGATAGGTTCGATAATTTTGTGCCTAAAATAGAAGTCGTAGAGGACGAGGACAATATTAAAGAGAAGGGTGTCTTTAAGAAAAAAATAGAAGGCATAGGCATTACCTCTAGAGCTATGGCTCGCCGTGTAGCTCAACACCAAATTTTTTCTAAAATAAAAGAAAACCAACAGGTTGCGTTTACAGCTGGTCTAGAAAGTCTTTTATGCAAACCTGGAGATCTTGTTATCATTGAAGATGATTTAAAAACAAATACAACAAATTATGGTAAGATATTAGACATAAACCTAGATGACCTAACCATAAGGGTTAGTAATACTTTTGTCAGTAGTGATATGGATAAAGTATTAACTGTTTATAATCCAACAGGTGAAGATACTGCTTTAGACATACAAACAGGTTTCGCTGTAAAAAATAGAACTCGTTATTCACAATTAGAGGTAACTGGATCTACTCCAGCATTGCTAACTAAGTATACTGGCACTTATACATTCTCTGGATACACTGAAGGATACGCTGGAGCCACAGGTGCGGTTGATGACCCTCGTTTCGAACAATATGCGTTTTACACAGGACTGCCAGACAGTGGGACTGTTTTATATTTTGAAACTGGAGTAACTGGATGGGTTTTTGCATCTGGCACTGGAGTGGGCAATAAAAGCGCTTTTGATTTATTTTCTGGTGATTTGATATCAGAACTAACTGGTGATCATACTTTAGCTGCTGTTGGCACTGGTAAGTTTGCTGAAATGGATATGGTGGGAGACAAAAGATCGTCAACTCTATTTGGTTTTAGTGGATTTAATTCTGATGCTTACATAGGACCAACAAAAGGAGCTTTAGAGACAGATTTGAAAAATCTAAATCCTGATCAATTACAAGTCCTAAATGTAAAAAATGTTTTTAGCACACCCGCAGAATTAGATGCTAAAAATTTAAATAATTACGGAAGCTTACTCTCTGGTTTTGATAAGCCAGAAATTTTAAAAAATTTAAAACTTGGTAGCCCTGCTAGATTACAAATAACAAATGCAGATCCATCTATTTACAAAGTAATCTCTATGCAAGAGGAAAATGTAAATGAATATTTAGTAACTGCTACAAAATACGACACAGGTAAATTTAATCTTATAGAAAAAAATATCAGTATAGAGCCAGCAGCAAATACTTTTAGTTACGAAACTACTCAAACTGTAAATGGAATAACTTATGAAACATTAAACGCTCCAGTATTAAATACTGTAACCACTGGTATTCCTAATGTCACTAACCAAACATTTGCTATAACTGGCCGATGGACTCAAATAACTAATGCCACTGGTTATAATGTTAGATTAAATATGCCTAATGGTAATTTTATCTCTGCTAACACTCAAGCGACAGGATTACAATTTTCTGGACTATCTCAGGTAGGACCATTCAGATATAGTGTAAATGCTTTAGGGAATAAGGGCAATTCAAAGTTAACAACTGCATATTTTGATTCTGATTATGACTCTTCAGGTATTTTTGTCGTTTACGATGACGCTCTAGTTAACAATGTATCATTTGTGCAAAGTCTTAGTATAATATAATGAGCCAGCCATCATACGAAATTTTAAGGGTTACAAAGGATGAAGGAGCTATTATTTATGCTTCTGGAGCGTATACGTTCGCTACAGGTGCCACTGGAGTAGGAGGAATCCATAGAACAGCTGCTTCATCTAATAATTGGAATAATGTAAGGTTTTTACATGTAGCGTCAAAAGTTGACAATTTACCAGCATCTTTAGTCCCTAACTTCACCCCAGGAGCTAAGGAATTTGTAGGATCTACAGGAACAATCTTAGGCGGCTCTACACCAATTGGTGATTTAAGAGGTGAAGGAACAGGGTTTGTTGGTATAGGGACAAATGAAATTCTCATACAAAAAGATTCTACCTATAGTGGAGCACTATACGCTATTTATGAAGGTGCTGGGTCCACAAGGTTGACAGGCAAGATAGGTATCGGAACCACAGCGGGTGATGTATCTACCAGCGGATATTATGAGGGCACATTTAAAACAAAAAATATTAATGAATTTGAAACAGTTTTTAGTGTCGATACTGGTGATTTAGCCAAGATAACAACTGGCAGTGGAGTCTACCTTAATGATACTGTTACTTTGACTAGTCAAATTGTTAATAGACAAGGCTCCTTACTAACTACGTCAGCTGAAATTGTAGCTGATCCTTTAATTAGCGGCCAAAAAATAAGCATATTAGATATTGATGGTGGTGTTGTTTTTAATGATTATAAAATTACGAGTTCGCCAAGTTTTACGTTCACTAAACAAGATAATATAGATGTCTTTGGGTCTCACACTAGAAATTTTGGTATCCGAACCGAAATAGTAAACAATGGAGGGGGTAGCCATAAAACAGATTTCTTCTTATATGGTAACTCACTGTCTTTACAAGAGGTATATGTCCAAGCATCTGGTGTATCTAGATTAAATCAATCAACAGGTAATTTAAGTATAAACACTGGCAGCATTACAAGTGCCGCAGATAGGGCTATAGCATTACAAGGTTTTAGTCAGCAAACATTATCGAATACAGGAGTATCTGGATTTATTGATTTTCAATTGTTTTTTGATCAAGATCCTAGCTATGCTAACTATGCTAACCTTGATGTTTATGTCTCCAACACAGGGACTGGCTTCAATCTAACACAAGGTAATTTTCTTGGGAGCTTTCCTCTAGACCAAACTCAAGGGCAACACATTAGATTGTTCCCTAATGATTTTGGTAATTATAATAAATCTGATATAGACTTATCACAAGATCTATATTTTAAATTTAGAACTGAAAGTAATGTATTCTTAGACAGTCAAATATTTTCAGTAGGTCCATATAGAATAGAATCTATACCTTTTGGTGATGAACTTTATCTCGGCAATGCGGGAGGATCGGTATCCTCAACTGATCGAACTGATTCAACTGATGCTAAGTTAATAGTAGATGATGGTTTTGATGGGGGGACAATATTTGCAAATAGCTACTCAGGATCTGGCGTAAGTGGTAGAATAACAGATCCATTCGGAAAAATATATTTAATATCTGGAGAGGGTGGAACTGCTGAAGCAGATACATTACAGACTGTCACCGCTCGCGGTAACACCACAAGCACTTCTATCCTTTCTACAGGACCGCACATCTCTGGTGGAACGGGACTATATAGCGAAAAAATTGGCATCGGCACTTCGGCACCCGACTTCAATCTCGATATTGGGGGTCAGACAGCAAACATCCTCAACACTCTCAGACTGACTCAGACCAACGGGGGGACTGCTATAAGACTTGGAGCTGGTGGTGGTAGCAATGACATTACCATGTTGAGAGTAGATACCTCAAATGGAGGGACAGACTCAGCCGCTCATGGTTTCTCGCTCAAATACATGGGGTCGAGATCTGCTAACGAAAACGGTCTTTCCATATTTTCAGATAATCAAATAGGCACAGCTATTGAGGCTGTTACAGTTATTCAGGATGGCAGTGTCGGCATAGGAATAACCAATCCTACAACAAAATTAGCAGTTGATGGGACGATATCTGGCGTTAGTGGACTATACAGTCAAGGCTTGTTCATTAGCGGTGTTCCAGTGTCAACGGGATCTGCTGCTGAAGCAGATACGTTACAAACTGTCACTGATCGTGGTGCTACTAGCACCAATGCTATTAACGTATCTAATATTGTAACAGCTAATGAGTTTAATGTGGGTAATCAAGGTAAAGTTGTTTCTACCGCCACATTAGGACTTCAACTCCAAGCTAATAGCACAGATAAGCCAATTATATTTTCCACTAACAGTGGAGGTATGACTGAGAGGATGCGTATTACAAGGACTGGTATTGGTATAGGAACAGCTGCTCCATCCTCTAAATTAGAGGTTGTTGGTAAGCAAAAGATTTTGAATGAAGCTGGCTCTGATGAAAAGTTTGTTTTCGACCCAGAAGATGGACAAACAAGTCTTATTAAACCTTCTAAGCTAACTGTCGGGACCAATCCTAAAACTAGTAATGCTGATTTTGACATAACATATAATAAGTCTAGCATATCGGCTTATGATTCTGTAATTTTATCCACTGGCTGTGCAATTGTAGCTGGTAGTGGTCACACAATTTCTGGTGACTATAACATGATAGCTGGTGGAATGAGTAACCAGCTTAGTGGATGTGGGTTTGGATTTATTGGTGGAGGCTCTGGTATTACTGTAACAGGAACAAACTTTTCTACATCAGTAGGTGGTGATAATAATGATATATTTTTAGGCACTGGACACTTCTTAGGTGGAGGTCGGGATAACCTAATCACTGGGGCTAAATTAGCAGCCACAATAGTTGGTGGAGATCAAAACAAAATATTTGGCGGTAATAGCAACTTTGTCGGTGGTGGAGATAGGAATATTATAACTGGCTCTAGAGATGGTGCGACTCTAGTAGGAGGCACTAACAATCAAGTTTCTGCCACTCTTGGTTTCGTCGGTGCTGGTGGGACAAATGTAGTTCATGGCCCGCCTCAAGGGGGTGCTATTTTAGGAGGCGTAGGAAACTCAGTTTCTGGGGCTTATAGTTCTAGTATTGGTGGTTTTTCTAATGCTGTAAGTGGCGATTATAGTATAGTTGGTGGATATAAAGCTCAAATACCTGATGGTGTTGATGGGGCCACTGTTTTGGCTGATGGACAAAACCGAGATCATATATCTAGTGGATCTAATACTATAACTTTGGATTTTGCTGGTGGCCTTCATGTGCCAACCAGCGGCATGTTTGCACAAGGGTTATTCGTTAGCGGTGTCCCTGTCCTGACTGGTGAAAATAACCCAGCAGAAGCTGATACCCTACAGAGCGTTACCACTCGCGGGAACAGCACAAGCACTTCGATCCTTTCAACTGGACCGCATATCTCTGGTGTTACAGGACTATTTAGCGATAAAATCGGTATAGGAACAGATAGTCCAAGTAAAAAACTTCATGTTGTCAGCGCTGGTCAGATCGCTCGCTTTGAAAGCTCTAGCAGCACCTGCACTATAAGGTTGTCTCATTCTGTTGCTGGCACAGCGAATGAATTCAAGAGTGTAAACGGCAAATTAACTATTGGAGCAGATGTCAATGATGCCACGGCAAATTCACGGATAGCATTTGAAGTTGATGGGTCAGAAAAGGTAAGGGTTGCAACCGATGGTAATGTAGGTATAGGAACAGATAGTCCAACCTATGAATTAGATGTCAACGGTAACATTGGCGTTAATGAATATATTTATCATAACGATAATGATACCACGTTTTTGAGATTCGGTCCATCAACTAATAGAGCTATTCTTGTGGCAGGTAATACTTCTATTTTTGATACTAATAACGAGGATTTTCTTGTCGGGACAGATTCGTTTTTCGTTGATATAGGCAATGATAGAGTTGGTGTAGCGAATACAAATCCACAACATCCTTTAGATGTATCAGGTGTTGTTTCTGGTTCTAGCACAGGAATTTTTACTAAACTGAACTTAACTGAAGACAACATTATTGATTCTAATGGTGAGATACTTGATTTTCAAGCAAATGACTTAATAGCTAACGGTAAACACATAAGAGCTGATTTCGGAATTTGGGCTAGGAGCGCTGGTGGTAGGAATATGGGTATTGATGGTAATACCAACTTCATGCAGCTCTATACCAACGGCACAGAAAAAGTAAGAATTACGCAAGTTGGTGATGTGGGCGTGGGCACTACTGTTCCCTTAGCTGAACTTGACGTAAGAGGAGATATCTCTGGATCGGGTAGCTTTTTGGGAACTGGTCTTGGTAATCGCATAACAAATAACGGTGTTCCCTATCTCCTTTCAGGAGATTCTCCTGCGGAGAATGACACCCTTCAAGATGTCACAACTCGCGGAAACACCACAAGCACCTCGATCCTTTCAACAGGACCGCACATTTCTGGGATTAG